CTATTCGATAATGGGTACTGTTGGCCATTCAATATCCGGTGCAGTTGTTGTATTAACACGGTTCAGCAACACCCGATATTTTTTCCAGGCTTCCAGCAATGAGGTTTCTTCCTCCGTTGCGATCTCCAGATCTACAGCATCCTGAAGTGGCGCTATATGCTCACTGGCTACCTGCATCAGGCTGTTTTTTGTTTCTTCCGCCTCCCGGCTCCGGAACAGTTTTTCTGCTTCCGTATCCTTCACCCAGGCTGTGCCGTTCTACTTCTGATATTCCCCTTCCGGCGATAACCAGGTGACATTTTCCGGTAACGAGCCAAGTTCAGAAATAAATAACGCGTCGCCGGAAGCCACGTCATAGACGGTTTTTCCCCGATGATCTTCAACGAGATGCCACGATGCCTCATCACTGTTGAAAACAGCCACAAAGCCAGCCGGAATATCTGGCGGTGCAATATCGGTACTGTTTGCTGGCAGACCTGTATGAGGCGGAATATATGCGTCACCTTCACCAATAAATTCATTAGTTCCGGCCAGCAGATTATAAATTTTTATGGTCCGTGGTTGTTCACTCATTCTGAATGCCATTATGCAAGCCTCACAATATAGTTAAATGCGATGTTTTTGACGGTGTTTTCCGCGTTACCAGCAGCGTTAACGGTGATGGTGTGTCCATGTGAACCAATCGCAACGGAGTGCGTATGAGCACCAATACCGACAGTATGCGCGTGTGCACCTGCAGATGCTGCTGTGCCGGACAGTGAGTGGCTATGATTACCATCTGTACTGGTATTAGCTAACCACCCCGTAGACATACCTACTGAGCCTTGTACACCCCAGGTATTTTGACCTGAGCTTGTATAACCATATTGATAAGTATCTTTAAAAACACTGGGGTTAAATCGACGGCCATCTCTATGGCTGTGATTACCAGCTGCATTCGTGCTGCCACTTAAACTATGGGTATGCGCACCAGTGTTATTCGTGGATTTAGTGCCGTAATCAAACGACGATGTGGTTTTCGTCCCCAAATCCGTACTGGATGCGCTGGCGCTGTGGGTATGCGATTTAATGCCGTCCTGTTCCTGAGACAATACGGCCCGACCACTGGCAGGTTTGCCCTTAATCGTCCAGCCACGCATATCAGGGATCACGCCTGACGGATAAGCCGCTGCAAGTTTCGGGTATGCAGATTTGTCAAAAGCCTGCCCCTGCATCAGGGCATAACCAGACGGAACGGTATCTGATGGCCACGGGATTGGTGCGCCGACTGGGTAGCTTTCTGGTGGAAGATTTTTCGAGGTATAAACTTCTGCCCAGTCTTCCTCAAAACCATAGCCATCTCTTGAGGAACGGTAGAACAGACCTCCATTTCTGTAATGTGCCTTCATCTGCAAGGTCCGGCAACTTCCGACTCCGGTATAGAAGTTAACCAGAATATAGGTGTCGCCAGAGCGGGTGACATTGTAAGCGCCTGATTCGGCATTCCAGGGAACGCCACCATCCGCATCGGCATATGTATCCGTTGCCCTTCTGGCAAAAGCAGCCACATGCGCGGCGGTTAAAGTAATATCTTTGGAACCATCAAACTCAACACCAGAAACCCGTCTTGGCGTTTGCAGCTTTGTTGCTGTTAATGCATTACCGTTCAGACTTGCGGACAGTTTGGTTCCAATAACCAGTTCGCCGGTTGCGTTATCAATAGAAAACGGTCTTAATGTATTCCAGCCACCATAAACATCACCTTGATTGGTAAGCAGCAGGTGAGTTTTAGCGCCATCATTACGCCATAATGCACCATACTCCCCACCTATCATTCGAATCTGATTACCACCACGCGCTACAATTTCGTCTGTGGCAAAAAGTTTTTTGCACGACAAGTTATCGTTAACGATTAACGAATTAGACTCATAAAAACCACGCCCACTCTTAAAATCAAGGATAACGTCCGCCGCGATACATTCAGTCGCCGGATTTGTTGCCCCAAACTTATAGGTCGTATCATTAACAACGAGATCAGCACCAGGTGCGGATATTGACAGGCCATCTTCGATAAACGCAAAAACAGGGAAAGCTGCGCCATCAACATAGAACACAGAGCGCAAATCATCGCCCTTATTACTCATCATTATTGAGTGGATGGCTCGTTCATTGTTTTGATATTGTCAGAACATTCCATAAGCATAACGCCCCCTGTCAGTCCAGCCGCCAGGCATAACAAATCCGTTATGTTCGCAGAGATAAAACACGCTGGAGGGATCATCCGGCGTCCATTTGAGGCCAAACGGCGTCTCTTTATCGCCAAATTTAAGGTACTGCTCCTCCCCGCAGTGCGGGCAGGCAACATGAAAACGCATAAAATGCGGGGATTCACTGGCTGCACGCTCAATCTGACAGGTGCCTCTCACTTTGGGCGTGGAGCCACGGATGGACTTTGGCCAGACCGAGCCTTCAATACGCTTGTCACCCAGGAACGTCGGAGAGCCTTCCTGTTCAATATCATCATCAAAAGCAGCAAGTTCATCATAACCCGCCACATCCACCGACTTTTCACGGTAGTTTTTTGCCGCTTTACCGCCCAGGCACCAGAAGTCACGCCCATTAGTGAAACGCTTCATGGTGAGCGTGTTATCCCGGTGCTTTTTGCCATACCACGGGGCCAGCGCCAGCAGCGACGGAATATCACGAATAGTCGGCTCAACGTGGGTTTTCATAAAGTTCTCGGCATCACCATCCGTCGGCAACCAGATAAGGGTGTTGCGCTGCTTATGCTCTATGAAGTAGGCATAAACACCCAGCAGCATTTTGGAATAACCGACACGGGCAGACTTCACCACATTCACCTCACGGATGTAGTCGCTGCCCATCGCATTCATGATGGCCCGCTGAAAGGGCAGTGTTTCCCAGCGCCCTTCCTGGTATGCGAATTCTTTCGGGAGATAGTAATTAGCATCCGCCCATTCAACGGCGGTCTGTGGCTCCGGCCTGAACAGTGAGCGAAGCCCGGCGCAGACAAAATGCCGCAGCCTGTTAACCTGACTGTTCGATATATTCACTCAGCAACCCCGGTATCAGTTCATCCAGCGCGGCTGCTTTGTTCATGGCTTTGATGATATCCCGTTTCAGGAAATCAACATGTCGGTTTTCCAGTTCCGGAAAACGCCGCTGCACCGACAGGGGGATCCCGTCGAGAATACTGGCAATTTCACCTGCGATCCGCGACAGCACGAAAGTACAGAATGCGGTTTCCACCACTTCAGCGGAGTCTCTGGCATTTTTCAGCTCCTGTGCGTCGGCCTGCGCACGCGTAAGTCGATGGCGTTCGTACTCAATAGTCCCTGGCTGGAGATCTGTCTCGCTGGCCTGCCGCAGTTCTTCAACTTCCCGGCGCAGCTTTTCGTTCTCAATTTCAGCATCCCTTTCGGCATACCATCTTATAACGGCGGCAGAGTCATAAAGCACCTCATTACCCTTGCCACCGCCTCGCAGAACGGGCATTCCCTGTTCCTGCCAGTTCTGAATGGTACGGATACTCGCGCCGAAAATGTCAGCCAGCTGCTTTTTGTTGACTTCCATTGTTCATTCCACGGCCAAAAACAGAGAAAGGAAACGACAGAGGCCCAAAAGCTCGTTTTCAGCACCTGTCGTTTCCTTTCTTTTCAGGGGGTATTTTAAATAAAAACATTAAGTTACGACGAAGAAGAACGGAAATGCCTTAAACCGGAAAATTTTCATAAATAGCGAAAACCCGCGAGGTCGCCGCCCCGTAACCTGTCGGATCGCCGGAAAGGACCCGCAAAATGATAATAATTATCATCTGCATGTCACAACGTGCATCTACGCAATCAAACCACGTCAAATAATCAATTATGACGCAGATATCGTATTAATTGATCTGCATCAACTTAACGTAAAAACAACTTCAGACAATACAAATCAGCGACACTGAATACGGGACAACCTCATGTCAACGAAGAACAGAACCCGCAGAACAACAACCCGCAACATCCGCTTTCCTAACCAAATGATTGAACAAATTAACATCGCTCTTGAGCAAAAAGGGTCCGGGAATTTCTCAGCCTGGGTCATTGAAGCCTGCCGCCGGAGACTGTGCTCAGAAAAAAGAGTTTCGCCTGAAGCAAACAAAGAAAAGAGTGACATTACTGAATTGCTCAGAAAACAGGTTAGACCAGATTGAAGCAATTTAGATAATCGTGCAGACTACGCCCCTCATATCACATGGAAGGTACTACAATGGCTCAGGTTGCCATTTTTAAACAAATATTCGATAAAGTGCGAAATAATTTAAACTATCACTGGTTTTATTCTGAACTAAAACGTCACAATGTCTCACATTACATTTACTATTTAGCCACAGAGAATATTCATCTTGTTCTTGAAAACGATAATACGGTTTTAATAAAAGGACAGGGTAAGGTTGTAAATGTAAGATTTTCAAAAAATAAATGCCTTATAGAAGCCACCTTAAAAGGATTCAAATCAGGAGAGTTATCATTTTACGAATACAGAAAAAATCTTGCTACAGCAGGGGTTTTCAGATGGATTACAAATATCCACGAAAACAAAAGGTATTACTATACCTTTGATAATTCATTACTCTTTACTGAGAACATTCAGAACACTACACAAATATTTCCGCACTAAATCATAACGTCCGGTTTCTTCCGTGCCAGAACCGGACTCGCTGGCATGATGAAATATGTGTACCCGGTAACCCCGGTGTGCATCGTTTTTGATTATTCCCGCACACTCGCGCAGAAGGAGTTCCCCGTCGGGCTACGGTCTCTGTTAATACGGGAATACGGCGACGATACAGCGCATGATGTGTCAGGCTTGAATACCTTTATCCTTTAAAAGGGATATCAGTTAAGTTATCCCGTGTAGGGTATAAGCCATTATCAAAGCCACTCTGTAGGGAATGGCTTTTGTGATGGCATCACTTACTCTTTACGCTGCTATCCCACTCATCCCGGAATTTTGATGGGTTATTGAAACCTTCTGCTGACATAACAACTTCTTCAATGTTTGGCTGAAATTAGGATGTCTTTCCATCAGTCCGCCACCACAAAGAATCTTTTTTGCCATAAGGCAGGAGGTTCATCTTTCAGTGGCTGCCGGTGTTATTTCCCCACTTACTGGCTTGGGTTGTTTCGTGGTACTGCCGTTAACTGGTGGCCCAGAATAAATTCCGGTTTCATTATCAAGCCCACCCGTAAATGGGCTTTGTAATGGCTACTTCACTTTTGCTTTTGCTTTTGCTTCCGCTCGCTTACGCCGGCGCTCTTCTTTCCTCTCGGCTTTTGCCATGTCCATGAATGCCTGCATGATCGAGTTCCGCATCATGTAGCTAACAAAGTGATGATTGACACAGCCGTTGAGGCGCAGCTGCTCGCCAAACTCATCCACCGAGGCCAATGCTTCCATCATGCCCTTCTCGCCTTTCATGAACTCTGAGAAGTCGCGCCCCGCTCTGGAGGCGCATTCAATAACATGATCACTCATCCCGGAAGCCCGGGGATCGTAATCTGCAGCTGGTTAGCCAGGGAGTTAATCTCAGCGACCAACACTGGCTTCGTATAGCGCCATGCTGCCAGCCCTTGTCCGCAGAAGCTCGCCATGTCTTTTCTGGTCAAACTCATGACATTTCATGTTGAGCTGCGCACTTAAGCTGTTGCGATGCTGAAGTTCTCCGGTGAAGTAGTCATCGAGGACTTTATAGGCCGCGTACTTGAACCCGGGGTTTAACCAAGCCGCATAATCGTAAGCAACAAACTTCCCGCCATATGTTCCACCGTGTACACCGCGCTCAGTAAAAACCACAGATTCGTGGTTTTTCTCCAGCTCGGCTAAGAACTCTTTGGTCTGCTTGTTTCGCAGGTAGTGGTAAGGCGATTCAGATTCACTTTTACCACTGGCTTTCCACATATCAGTGAGGCAGATCATGCCATCTTCACCGATACGAATTGGTTGATTGGAGAGGGTTAATGATTTCATAGCGTGTACCTACTCTTTGAAATGAACCTTTGCCGCACAGGAAACCAGCCCACCGAGGCTCGCCAGCACTAACTGGTATCCTCAAAGGCCCATTCCAAAGGGGCAGGTTCGGTGTAAAAAACATGCGTTGCGGTACGCATTTATTGCAAAAAGCCCCGCATCGCGAGGCTCATTAAATGGACTTTGTGATTTGCAAAAAAATTATTTCAGGCATTGCGTCCTGATGTATTCCTGCAGGTAGTTAACCTGCGCGGTTATCTTGTCGATTCCACTTCGGAGACGGTAATAATTGAGTTCAGCATCTGCTGTAAGTCCTGGGCTTTCTCCATCGCCCATGCCGCTGGCTCCGGTCGTTGACTTTGCACAGGTGGCGGCGACTTGCAGGCGCTTACGCCCAGCAGAAACATCAGCACGGAGACTTTCGATAGTCGCGTTAGCATCAGCAAGCTCCTTTGTGTATCTTGCGTCGAGTTCTGCTACATCACGTTGACGCTTCCGCATGTCAGCGATGGTGGCGTTCGCCTTCTCCAGTTCACTGGCCTTGTTATCGCGCTGCTCCTTGTAGGCGATTGCGTTATCACGGTAATGATTAACAGCCAATGACAGGCAGACGATGATGCAGATAACCAGAGCGGAGATAATCGCGGTTACTCTGCTCATTGTTTCCCCCACAAACAGACTTCACGCTCAATCTCACGGCGAGTCATCAGTCCTTTCCATTGATTACCGCCAGCGTATGTCCAGCGCCGTAGCTGATCACATGCGCCTTTAATATCACCCTGGTTTATTTTGCGAAGAAGCGTCGATGTTCTGAAATTGCCAGCACCCACGTTGTAGACGAACGAGTAAAGAGCGCCGCGCGTTGTTTCCGGTATATCGACTTTGATGTACGGGTTAATTTGTCTGGCGACAGTGGCAAGGTCTTTATTCAGGAGGGCTTTGCACTCTGCTTCGGTATACGTTTTACCAGGAATGATGTCTTTTCCTGTATGCCCGTAACATACAGTCCATACACCAACTATGTCTTTGTAAGGATTATGTCTCACACCCTCCAGACCATCGTTACCACTTGGGCCAGTGATTAGCACAGATGCTATAGCAATAGCCCCGCCACCAATAGCAGCAGCAACGGCTTTTCGTAATGATGGAGGCATTATTCACCTCTCGCAGCCTTGCGCTTATCTTCTTTAATCTTGAAATAAAGGTTTGTCAGGTACGTCAGCAGGCCAAATACCAGGCTACCCAGCACACCTATTGCTGCCCACTGTGAGGGCGTGACTTTATCGAGCAGCTGTAAAAACCAGTAACCGGCACTACCTGCTGAGGTGCCATAGGCGACACCCGTTGTTAACTTATCCATGGATTTCATAGCCTCACCTCCGCAAATAACGGATGGTGTACACGGTTCGGAACGAAGAGGAAAGGTATAGAAGTTACATTAGCGTAAGGCTTGAACATCTATTCAAAAAGAAAAACGCCAGCGATTATTCTGGCGTAGCTGAAAGCATCATACAATTATCAAATACGAAAATTACAAAATCATTAAAACGCATCACGTTACATCATGTCTTTTCTAAAAAAAATCTTGATGAATATTGATGGGGAGGAACACCAAAATATCTTCTGAAAACACTTACAAAATATGACGTGTTTTCATAACCGCATATCTCAGTAACTTTTCCAACAGAATATAAATTGTAGCTTAATAACCTTTCCGCCATCACCATTCGCTCTTCAAGAATTAACTTACTAAATGATAAGCCTTCGTGCTTTAATTTTCTTTTTAACAGACTTTCACTCAGATACAGTCTTGAAGATATATCACAAAGTCTCCATGCTGCAGATATATCCGTGTGAATAATAGCCTTAACTTTACTTCCTAAACTATTAAGACATCCAAATAAAAAACTTTGCACTATTTTCTCTGAAGATAAGATAGCAAGACATGCAAGTGATATTTGATTTCTAACAAAATCCACAGTTCTGCCATCACAATTCAAGCATGCAATCAAGTTCTTTAACAATGAAAAATCTTCACATTCCACCATCAAGTATGCCGGATAAAACCTTCTTACAGAAAAAGGTGAGAGTGTGTTGCTTTTAAAGAAATCATTAACTGTTTTCTCTTCAACATCTACGATCATTGCATGATCTATATTTGATGAAAAAAAATCTTTTAAATTGTAATCAATGAGAACAGCACTTCCTTTTTTAAATAAAATATCTTCTTTACCAATTCGGACATCAAACGAGTTCAACACCAAAATGATAGAACATATGTATGGCATATTATCCACCTGATATCATTGGGGTTACACCAGGTAAGTATAGGTGGAAAATCAATATTCGCCAGTTCAACAATAAGGAAAATCTCATTGCATCACAAGTATAAAATTATGTATTTAACTCACAAAGACAAATTATTAAACCAATCTGTTATATTATATATAGCTGCGTGGAATCATAATATTATATATTTTGACTGGCATGTTTACCAACTAGACTGGCCCCCTGAATCTCCAGACAATCAATATCACTTAAATAAGTGATAGTCTTAATACTAGTTTTTAGACTAGTCATTGGAGAACAGATGATTGATGTCTTAGGGCCGGAGAAACGCAGACGGCGTACTACACAGGAAAAGATCGCTATTGTTCAGCAGAGCTTTGAACCGGGAATGACGGTCTCCCTTGTTGCCCGGCAACACGGTGTGGCAGCCAGCCAGTTATTTCTCTGGCGCAAGCAATACCAGGAGGGAAGTCTTACTGCTGTGGCCGCAGGAGAGCAGGTCGTTCCTGCCTCTGAACTTGCTGCTGCCATGAAGCAGATTAAAGAACTCCAGCGCCTGCTCGGCAAAAAAACGATGGAAAATGAACTCCTTAAAGAAGCCGTTGAATACGGGCGTGCAAAAAAGTGGATAGCGCACGCGCCCTTATTGCCCGGGGATGGGGAGGAAGCTTAG